AGTTTGGGTATTTAGGGGTGGTGTTATTCTGCCTCCTATAAAAATGTTATTTTAATTAATATTTGCTAGATATTTCGTTAGCAAGATACTCGTTGAGGGGAATAATACCAGGCAGAACACGAAAACAACAAAGGATTTGATATTGCAATTCTCAAGGAGATTTAGGTTACAAGTTCCAACAATCTTCCGTCTTTATTAGGGTATTGAAGTGTGGCAACTTGTCTATAGATTTGCAACTACTGTATAAAGATAACGATTTTTTGATTTTCTGTTTTTCATTTAATTCCTATGTTATTAACAAAAAACAAAATTTAACGATTTTCGTTATCATATTATGGTAAAGGAATTTAAATTAAGTGTACCTGAGTCTCTAGCAGGTATAACACTAAGAGAGTATCAAAAATACTTAAAAATACTAGAGAAATGGGATAAAGAGGATGAGGTATATATAAAAACTAAAATGCTACAAATATTTTGTGGTTTAGATATTGAAGATACGTTTAAAGTACCTCTAGCAAATTTTAATTTTGCTATACAGCATATAAATAAGTGTTTTGAGGAAAAAACTCCTTTAATAAACAACTTTGAGATGTATGCTACGAATGAGCAAGGCGAAGATACATTTGTAGAGTTTGGATTTATACCTAAGCTTGATGAAATGAGCTTTGGAGAGTTTATTGACTTAGATACCTATATTTCTGATTGGGATAATATGCACAAAGCTATGGCCGTCATATTTAGACCTGTTATATACAAGAAAGGTAATCTTTACAGAATTATGGAGTATGAAGGAAGTAATAAATATTCTGATGTAATGTTAGATATGCCTCTTAACGTTGCTTTAGGAGCTATGGTTTTTTTTTATCGTTTAGGGAACAAATTACCTCTGTTTACTCTGGACTATTTCAGCTTAAAAGCGAATCAGAAGGAGACGAGACAACTACTGAATCGGTATTTGGGAGAAAATGGGGGTGGTATCAATCAATTTTTACTATCGCTCAAGAGGATGCGCACAAAATTGAAAAAAGCACAAAGCTACCAATACATACCTGTTTAATGTATTTAGAATATATAAAAGACAAAACAAGAGTAGAGAATGCTTTAATAAAAAAATCTTATAAAAAATAATATGACACAAGTATACGACTTATTAGACGAGATAAAAGACGAACTAAGAAACAACAGCCACACTAATACTGTTAGCTTTGGGGATATTTCTGATATAAACCTAGACAAAACAGATATTTTTCCCATGACTCATCTAAACATATCAAACGCAAGAATAGAGGGAAGCACAATTACTTTTACACTACAAATGTTATGTGCCGATATTGTAGACTACAGTAAAGAAGAGTATGAAAATGATGTTTTTTACGGTAACAACAATATGCAAGACATACTAAACACTCAGTTAAGTGTAATCAACTTTATATTTGTAAAGCTAAAAAGAGGAGATTTAAGAACAAGAAAGCTGCAAGTAGATGAAGCTATAAGCTGTCAACCATTTAAAGAAAGATTTGAGAATGAATTAGCAGGCTGGGAAGCAGAACTAGATATTATCATGGAGAATGATTACAGTATTTGTTAATGGATAGAAGAAAGAAAATAAATCAAGCTTTAACAAGGCTAGGCTCTATAGCAGTACAAAGACTGAGGCAAAACATATCTAAGGATAGGACAAGAGCTACTAGTAAGCTACATGATTCTATGTATTACAAGGTTGTAAAAGATAGTATTGAAATATTTATGTTAAGCTACGGCTTGACTGTAGATGAAGGAAGAAAGCCTTTTCAAAGAGTTCCTAGAACGTTTCAAAGAGATATTCAAAAATGGATGTCTTTTAAAGGAATATCTCCACAAAAAAAGACTGTTGGAGAATCGGCTAAGGCAATAGCTAGAAGCATTTACAAAAGAGGAACAATAAAAAGATTTGGTTACAGAGGTAGTAACTTTATAGACAGAGCTGTTGACAACACTCTTGCAGAGTTTGACAGCGATTTGCTTACTGCTTGGATGACTGACTTAGACAAAGAATTAGATAAATTAAAATAAAAACAAATGGCACAAAAATTAAACGCAAGAAGTCCATATTTTATAAGCGTTACAACAGCAGGACTGACAAGCGCAAAACTAGAGCTTGAAGTGTATTACGGAAGCGTACACTCTACTTGGCAAGACAATCCAACATATGTATTAACATCTATAGCAGTAAATACTAGTGTTCTTTTTGAAATAAGCACCTTAGTAAAAGACTACATAAAGGCAGAGTTTGACGGAAGCTACCCATACGGAACTACAGGAACTAATCATGAAGCAACAACTATATATGTAGATTATAGAGTAACAGAAATAACAACTTCAGGTTCTAGTGTTAAGTCTCCATATTTAGGCCTAAAAGCTTTTGACGGATATGGTTATTTTGAGGATGGTTCAAATCCACAAAATGACGAAGCATACCTACAATCTAACATGAAAATACTAAAACCAGATGACGCTCCCTTAAGGATTCCTGTTAGAATGGATAATACAAGCCTAGTTACTTTTTTATACAAAGGCGTTAATATGCTTAGCTTGAATCCATCATGGTCAGGAGAGATAGCTCAAATAATTGGATATGTAAGCAACCAGCCAGAAGGAGTAGATGATTTTGAGGACATAGTTTTAAATGATGGTGGAACTTATGAGCAAAATGAGTGTTTAGATTCTTTTTTATCAACCCATGGTTTATATCCTGTAGACAAAGTAGTGGTAGAGCAACAAAATCCGTTTAAGGTATATAGTATAGATGTAGTAAACGTAGAGGAGTGTAAACACACTCCATACAAAATAACATTTATAAATAAATTTGGAGCTTATCAAGATATATGGATGTTTAAAAGAGCAGATAAAAACATCTCAACAGAAAAAGAAAGCTATAGGGCAAACTTAGTAGACGGATATACAGGTAATTACAACACATACGAACATCATTATAGAACCTTTAATGTAAACGGAAAAGAATCTTTAACATTAAACTCTGGATTTTATCCTGAAGAAAACAACGAAGTATTTAGACAATTACTTCTTAGTGAAAAAACATGGATAAAATATAACAATCAAACTTTGCCGATAACTATAACTTCAGATAGTATGGCTTTCCAAACAAAATTAAATGAAAGATTAATAAACTATACTTTAACTGTAGAGTTTGCTTTTGATAAAATAAACATTGTTAGATAATGCGTAGAGAAGTACAATTATATATAAACTCATCAGATTTTGGAGAAGATATAGTTTACGAAAGGCTAGATTTATTTGAAGCTCAAACCATAACAGTAACTAACTCTCTGCAAGACATAAAAGACATTGCAAAGGTGTTTACTGACTACAGCCAAGAATTTAACATACCTGCTAGTCAAAACAACAACAGGATATTTAAACACTATTATAACTTTGATATTGATGGAGGTTATGACGCAAGAGTAAAAAGAGAAGCTTTAATAAAAATAAACGGCCAAGACTATAGAGAAGGTTTTATTAGCCTAAATAGTGTTAGCTTACAAAAACAAATTCCTTTTGCATACAAGGTTGTTTTTTACGGTAAAACAGTAAACTTAAAAAGACTTATAGGAGATGACGAGCTGGATGAGCTGGCAAACTATCCAAACGCTTATTTATCTCAATTCGACTTTACATATACAAACGCAAATGTAATTAGTGGTTTTAGACATGGATTTACATTAGACACCTCTACAGGAAATCTTACAGTAGGCAGTGGAAATAATGACGGAGGAGATATTTGTTTTCCTTTTATAAGTGCTAGGTCTCATTACTATTATGACTCATCATCAAACAACGCTCCTGTTTTAAAGGTAGATACTCCGTCAAGAAACTTATATGAGTACGACTCAAACAACCCAGACTCTACAGGCCTTGATTTATTAGACTTAAAGCCTGCAATCAGGTTTTATCACATAATATTAGCTATAGAAGAAAAATACGGACTTCAATTCAGTAGGCTTGATAGTGCTGACTTTTTTCATACAAGCAATGATGCGTTCTACAAACTTTATCTTTGGTTGCATAGAGAAAAAGGCAATATAGAAAATCAAATAGAAGAAAGTGTATTTACAATACCTTTGTCTGACTACGACTTTAACTCTTCAGCTTCAGGAAGCTTTAGTGATGTTAGAAGTGGAGCAAACAACGAAAGCCTTGTAACTACTGTAACAGAAACAACTGTTGAAAGAACAACTATATCTTACAGATATATTGTAACAATAACAACAACAGGAGGAGGTAAATGGGGATTGGAGATGATTGACTCAGAGACAGGAGACAATTTAGCTCCTACAACCTCATCAGAAATAATAGATGGTGGTTTTACAAACACAAGAACTTTCATAATATCATCAGACCAGCCATCAAGAACATTTACTCCTATACTAAAGATAAAAACAAGAGGAGGTATTACTAGTTTTGTAATTGATTCTTTGCAGATAGAAGTTTCTGAGGAAGAAGAAGAGTTTGGTTCTGGAGGATTGAGTCAAGCAGGTTATAGTGTTTATTACACCTACAACAACTCACAGTCAAACTCAATATCTTCAGGTTTGGAGATTGCAGCAAATATGCCTAAAATGAAGGTGCTAGATTTCTTAACGTCAATATTTAAGATGTTTAACTTAACAGCCTTTTATGACGACAGAAGAATATTGTTAGACGGAACTGACAATCCTAGGTTTGGAATGATAAGAGTGATGACAATAGATAGATTCTATTCTGAAGGTGTTTATTATGATATAGATAAGTTTTTATATACGGACAAGCATAATGTAAAGAAAGCAAATTTGTTTTCTCAAATAGATTTCTCATATCAAGAGGCTTCTACTTTTGCAATAGTAAATAGCAATGAGATAACAAATGATGAGTTTGGTAACGAAAAACTTACTCACAGAAGTGCTGATATAAACAACCCTATAGCTTTTGACGGTGGAGAATATAATGTTAAGGTTGGTTTTGAACACATGATGTTTGAAAGAATGACAGACCAATCAGTAGGAAATCAAATAAATACCGTTTGGGGTTGGATGGTAAATAAGGATGAGAACCCTGTTCTTGGAAAGCCTTTGGCAATATACACATTACCTAGAAACTTAGGAGGATATGATATTCCTATAAATGACGGCTCATCATCAGGTGTTAATGTGCCTACCTATATAAGACCTTCAAATAGTATTTGGTATATATCACAAAACAACCCTCAACAATCATTACATTTTGGGGAAGAACTTGATGAGTGGTTTGGTTTGGCAAATCCTGAAAGCTTGTTTAAAAACTATTGGTATAATTACATAGTTCCTATATATAGTGAAAAATCAAGACTTAGCACATTCCAAGCTATACTACCTATAGATATAGTTATAAACCTAAAGTTAAATGATAGACTTGTTTTTGGAGGAAGAAGTTATAAAATAAATACAATTAAAGTAAACATAAATACAGGTAAAGCTGATTTGGAGTTGATAAACGAAACAAATCAATCTCTTTTTGAATCAGGTATAATAGTTTATGATAGAGATGATATTCAAAACAACACAGGTTCTGGTGGTGGTTCAGGCTCAGACTCTTCTTCATACTATTATTACCAAGGAGATGGAATTGGAGTTTCAAACCTATATAATTAAGATATGATAAAAGATATAATAGAATTATTATCATTAGCAGAATGGAATATAGATGATGAGGATGTAAAAATCGCTAAAGGCAAATATTTAGCTCCTGTTAATTGGAAAGAATTTAAAAACACTATAAAACGAAATAAATAATGGCAACTAATAAAACCGTAAAAAAGACTATAATAATAGACATAAAAGGCAAGCAAGCTGAGGTTAGCATAAATGGTGTTAAGAAAAGCATGAAAGACCTTAATGTTGAGTTAAACAACATGAGACAGAATGCAACAGGAGCTTCTGCTGCAACAGGAGCAGCTTCAGCAACTGTACTAGAACTTGGTAGAGCTGTTTCAGACTCTAACTATGGTATTAGAGGTATGGCTAACAACCTTTCTCAGTTAGCAACAAACTTTATTTATACCACAAAGCAAGCAGGAACTTTAGCAGGAGGTCTTAAGAATATAGGTCAGGCTTTGATGGGGCCTCTTGGTGTCATACTTCTTTTTCAAACAGGTATTGCTTTATTAGAGAGATGGGCTATGAGTTCAGAAAAGGCTGCAAAAGAAACAGAAGGATTGGAGGATTCACTTGGTGCTGCTGGCTCTAACTTAAGAATATTAAGAGACACTTTAGAAAAAGGTTTGCTTACTCAAGAAGAAGCAAATGAAGCTGTAAGAAAAGCTAATGAAGAATATGATGATTTAAATATAGAACTTGACTACAACAATCAGCTTACAGAAGCTAGTAAGACTGCTATAGACAACAAAATTCAATCGCTAAAGCATTTAGCTAAAGCCTTAGCGCTTCAAAGTTTATTAGAAGAGAAATATTCAAAACTACTACCTCTTCAAGCAAAGCAAATGGAATTAGACACAAATGCAAAACTTGCAAATGCACGAGCTATAGACATACTAACTAGCTCAATAACTGAAAGGGGAACTTTTGTAGCTATGGCAGCAGCAGAAAAAGCTACATCTGCGCAAGAAGCAGGTCAAGAAGCCATAGATGCTCTAAAAAAAGAAATAGAAGAGTTATTACAGCTAGCTGGAGATGAAGGTCTTGTAAGTGAAATATTTAAAACTCCTAAAAAAAGAAAAAAAGGGGGAAGAAAAACAACAAGTGATGATAAAAAATCAAAACCAGCAGAAATAATAGGAGAAGATTTATTTCCTCGACTTATGGAAATGGGAGCAGAACAAGAGAGAGCTTATTTGGATTTTCTTTCTGGTCTTGGAGAAGAAGCAGCAATTATAGCACAAGAAGGCAACATGAATCTTTTAAACCAAGAAATACTTCATCAAGAAATGATGACTAACGAATTAAAAGCTGGAACTATTGAAAGAGCTGAAGCAGAACATGAATTGTATATGATGAGAATAGAACTTCAACAAATGGAGTTTGAACATGAAGAAATGATATTGGCTAAAAAGCTAAGAATTCAACAAGAATATGTAGGATATGTTGCAACAATCGGTAAAGCTTTAGGAGATATTGCTGGAGAAAATGAAGCGCTAGCTAAAATGGCTTTGATTGTAGAAAAAGGAGCTGCTATAGCTGGAGTTGTTGTTTCTGCGTCTCAAAGTATTGCTACTAGAACTGCACAACACGCTATGATACCTGCCTTCATCCCTCCTTTCGGTATACCAAACCCTGCTAAAGCTTTAGATGCTGCTGCAATGGCTAAAGATATAACCATGACTAAAGTTGGAGCTGGTGTTTCTATTGCTGCTATTATAGCTGCTGCAATTAAAGGAGGAAGAAAAACAATTCCTGGAGGAAGGAGACCTTCAACAGCATCCACAGGAGGAGATGGTGGAGGAAGAGAGTTTGATTTCAACTTGGTTGGAAGTACAGGAACTAATCAGTTAGCAAGTGCTGTATCAAATCAATTCCAAGAACCTGTACAAGCTTATGTTGTTAGCAGTCAAATGACTTCGCAACAAGAACTTGACCTGCAAATATCAGCAGGAGCTTCTCTTGGAGATTAATTTAAAATAAATTAAATAAAAAACGTTATCAAATTATGGAACAAGATATTATAGAACTATTTATAGACGAGGATAATGATTTTGCTGGTATAGAAGCAATATCTATAGTAGAATACCCTGCAATAGAAGAAGATTTTATTGCTTTGAAGGAACAGCAAATACAATTAGCAGAGGTTGACTCTGAAAAAAGAATATTGATGGGAGCTGCTTTAATACCAGACCGAAAGATATTTAGAAAAAGTGGAGACAAAGAGTATTTTATATACTTCTCAAAAGATACTGTTAGGCAGGCTTCTGAATTGTTTTTGTCAAAAGGCAAGCAAAACAATTCAACACTAGAACATGACGTAGAGTTAAAAGGACTTAGTGTTGTTGAAAGCTGGATAATTGAAGATGAGCAAAAAGATAAATCTGCTAAATACAATTTAAATTTACCTGTAGGAACTTGGATGGTTTCTGTAAAGGTAAATAACGACAAAATATGGGAGGAGTTTGTAAAAGAAGGCAAAGTAAAAGGTTTTAGTATTGAGGGTTTTTTTACAGACAAGCTGGATGAAAGACCAAGAGAAAGTGTAAGGGAAGAAGTAGACTCAGAAGAGTTTGAGGCATTAGCAAAGTTGTTTGAGTTAGAAGATATTGTTCTTTCACAATGGGGGGTTGAACTAGAAACATATAATGATTATCCACAGGCAGCCAGAAACAATGCTAAAAGAGCTTTAGATTACAAGAAAAAGAATGGTTCTTCTTGTGGCACACCTGTCGGCTGGCGAAGAGCTTCACAATTAGCTTCAGGTGCGAATATTTCGAGAAGCACGATTGCTCGAATGGCAAGCTTTAAGAGACATCAGCAAAACAAAGACGTACCATACTCAGAAGGATGTGGTGGTATTATGTGGGATGCTTGGGGTGGTAGTGCTGGAGTTAATTGGGCTATCAATAAATTAAAGAAGATAGATAAATTATCTGAAGATTTTGTTCCTGTTAATGATGACTACATTATTATAAACGACAGACTAGCTTACTCCACAAAAGAGCAAGCTGAGAAAATGGCAAAAGATTTAAAGTGCGAAGGATTTCATGTTCATGAAATAGACGACAAAGAATGGTTTATGCCTTGCAAAGAACACTTCTTAGCAGAAGTAGGCCCTAAAGGAGGAATCAGAAAGTCTCCTAAAGCACCAAAATCTGACACACCAAACAAAAATCCCAAAGGGAAAGGAAGTGCTGGTGGAAGTGCAAAAGGCAAAACAGGAGCTAAGGTATCTGCAAAAGACAGAGCAACACTACAAAAAAAAGCAGATGACTTTAACAAGAGATATAAAGAGAAGTTAGGCTATGGTGTTACTGTAGGTATGCTGGCTAGTGTATTTCAAAGAGGTTTAGGAGCTTTTAATACTTCTCACTCTCCAAACGTTAAATCAGCTTCACAATGGGCATTTGCGAGAACCAACGCTTTCCTTTACTTAGTAAAAAACGGAAGGCCACAAAATCCAAAATATACAACTGACTACGACTTATTACCAAAAAAACACCCTAAATCCCCTAAATAATGAGAAGAAAAACAATAAGCACATATAGAAAGAAAAAAAGAAAGTCTCATCCACATAGCAAAAATGCAAGCAAAGGAAAGACAGGATATAAGAAGAAATATAAAGGACAAGGAAGATGAAAAAAACACCTAGTAAATCAAGCCCTACAGGAAAAAAGAGAGGCTGTTTATGCAAAGACGGAACTTACAGCAGTAAATGCTGTGATGGAAGTTTACAAGCACAAGGTATTGGAGCTTTAACAGGGCAGGGAACAACTCCATAACCTTGAAAATGAAACAGATATTTTATTAATCGTTATCTAATTAAATAATTATTTATATGAAAGCAACAGAAATTATTGACAAGTTTAAAAAAGTGTTACTTTCTGTAGAAGCTGAAGAAGAAACTCCTGTTCAAGAGGAACTTTCTGCTGAAGTTAAAGAGGAAGTGATAGAGCAAGTTGACCTTGCAGAGGAAACAGTAGAAGAAAATTCTACAGAAGAATTAGCTGAAGAGGAAGTAGAAGAGGAAGCTCCTGTTAAAGAAGCTCCTGAAGAACTTTACGCTACAAAAGAAGAGTTATCTAAAGTTGTAGCTGAATTCAAAGCAATGTATGAGCAAATGATGGATAGTATCAACAAAGAAGAATCAGTTGACGCTCCAGAAGAATTAAGCTCAGACAAAGTTGAGTTATCTGAAGAGACTGAGGAAATTTCTCATTCTCCTGAAGCTGAAGTAAATTCTAAGCAAATGAATTTATATTCTCAAAGTAGAGCGATTACTACGCAACAAAGAGTATTTAACAAATTATTTAACAATTAATTAATTAATTATGGCAACAACAACAAGTATTACAACTACTTACGCTGGGGAATTTGCTGGAAAATATATTGCAGCAGCTCTCCTTTCAGGTTCTACTATTGAGAATGGTGGAATTGAAGTAAAACCAAACATTAAGTTTAAAGAAGTCATCAAGAAATTAGCTACAGGCGACCTAGTTGCAAATGCTAGCTGTGATTTTGATGCAACATCATCTGTTACTTTAACAGAAAGAATTTTACAACCAGAAGAATTTCAAGTAAACTTACAGCTATGTAAGTCTGATTTTGTATCAGATTGGGAAGCTGTATCTATGGGATATTCTGCGTTTGACACATTACCTAAGAATTTCCAAGATTTCTTATTAGCTCATGTAATTGCTAAAGTAGCAGAAAAAACTGAGCAAACTATCTGGGAAGGAGCAAATGCTACTGCTGGAGAGTTTGACGGATTTACTACATTAGCTGCTGCTGATAGTAATGTTATTGCAGTATCTTCAGGTGGAGCTGTAACTGCTGGAAACGTATTAACAGAGCTAGGAAGCATTGTAGACGCAATTCCTTCATCTATTTATAGTAGTGAAGATTTATACATCTACGTTTCTCAAAACATGGCTAGAGCATATGTAAGAGCTTTAGGTGGTTTTGGTGCAAATGGTTTAGGTGCTGCTGGTACTAACAACCAAGGAACACAATGGTGGAATAACGGTTCACTATCATTTGACGGTGTTAAATTGTTTGTAGCTAACGGATTGGCAGATAATACTGCAATGGCTGCACAAAAATCTAACTTATATTTTGGAACAGGTTTATTATCAGACCACAATGAAGTTAAGGTCATTGACATGGCTGATATTGACGGTTCTCAAAACGTTAGAATTGTTATGAGATATACTGCTGGAGTACAGTACGGTATTAGTGAGGAAATTGTATATTACTCATAGTAAATAAATTAAATATTAACTATAAAATAGGGTGGGTGGAAATTCTACCTACCCTTTTTTAATAAAAACAATTAAATTATGGCTTGTGATATATCAAAAGGAAGGCTAGAAGCTTGTAAAGAGTCAGTTGGTGGTATTAAAGCAATTTATATCGCTAATTATAGTTCTTCAATGTATGATGGAATGGCTGATGGTTCTGCAAATGCTCCTTCAGCATCAGGTTTTGATGGAGAGGTTGACTCTTTAACATCAGCAGTTGATGTCTACAAGTTTGAGTTAAGAGGAGACAATAATACTTTTGAGGAAACTAACGAAAACTCAAGAGACAATGGAACATCATTCTGGACTCAAACAGGAAGTTTTGTTATTAAAAGACAAAATGCTGAGACTATGATGCAATTAAAACTTTTATCTTATGGTAGACCTCATATTATTATAGAGGACTATAACAATAAATTTAGAATAGCTGGAGCAGAGAATGGAGTAGAGGTTTCTGTGAACACTTCTACAGGAGGAGCTATGGGAGATTTATATGGTTATACAGTTTCTTTCGAGGGAAGAGAGGTTCTTCCAGCTCTATTTGTCAATTCTGCATTGATTGACAATACATCAGGATTTGATGTAGCGACTACAAATATGAGCAACGAATAATATTCCTTTATTATTATTCATTCTAAAAGGGTAGATTTTTGTCTACCCTTTTTTTATATAAAACAAAATTTAATTTTTACGTTATCATATTATGATTATTACAAGTAACCAAGGAAACCAAACATTAAGGATTTTAGCGAGAGAAAAATACTTGGTTTTTGATACTAGTGTTGAGCCTAACGTACTTCCAGCAGGACAAGTTGCTATTGAGCTTTATGAAGATGGAACAGGTTTAAAATTAACAGTAGATAATGAGGATAGTCTTAGATATGACAACTATCTTGAACTTAAGTTTAACGTAAACGACTATTTAAGAGAAAGTTATTATTACAGGCTTGATGTTTACACAAAGATAGGAGAGCAATATGGTAGTGGTTTAACAAACGAGAAACCCAGACTTATATATAGAGATAAAATATTTATCTTACCTGCAAACAAATCTCCATATGATGAGAAAATAAGGTATACCTTGAATGATAGTTATACGCAAATGGAAGATGAAGTTCCTTCGTCATATGACTATATTGTTTTTGATGAGGGTAGTGATTATGATTATGCTACTCCTAATACAGACGGAACTCCTTCTACGGTAGTTAATCAGCAATCAAATACAAGTTCAGGAGGGCAATCTATTACTCCTGTAACAGGAACTCATGATATTGATAATGACGGATATGGAGAGGTTTATGCTATAAGCAACACTTTGTATGTTTATGGTGTTGGTAGTGGCCCTTTTCACAACACTTCAGGCCAAGACATAGATGGGAACACAGTAAGTTATACAACTAGAACTAATTTAATAGGAGAATATACTGTAGATGAAAGCCAATATGGAACATTCCAGACTGCTAGTGGATATACAGAATATATTGTACACCATTTAAATGCAAGACAACCTTCTGATTATGGGTATCTTCCTTTGTTTAGTCAAAATGGTCTTGCAGACTATACAAATGGATATGTTTATTATAGAGAAGGTTTTGATTATAGAATAATGGAACATGGTAATGGTTATGAAGTTCTTGACTTGCAGCCTGAGAGTAATGCTAATTTTACAGTTCCAGCAGGAACAACTATTGAAGATTTAATAAGTGATGTAAACAAATTTAACTCAGACCATAATGTTGACGATAGCAGATGGGATAGGGATAAAATTTATTTAGATAGTTCAAAAACAGATATTGCTGTTGGAGATTCTATATATGCTGACGACCAAGGCTCAAAATATCCAGGAGGTACTACAAACGGTAGAACAAACAGAGCTTGGTTTAATTGGAATGGAGACGTTGTAAAAGTAACAGGTGGTGTTGTAACTCACAGGTATAACTACAAAGACGGCCCTGAAAGATATGTGATGTATACAGGAACAAATGTCATGAAAAAGAGAGACTATGATGGGAGTAATTACCTTCCGACAGTAGAACACCGTCTGCCTACTGTAGGCAAAGAATGGGAAGGAGACGCTCCTAGTGGGCCTAACCCTGGCTCTTTGGTTACAAAAAACGTAATTGCAGATGTAGCAGCAGAAATGCAAACACAGCTAGACGCAGGTCTTGCTTGCGTTGAGACTGTGTATAATTCTGCTGAAACAGGTAGAACCTTTTTAGATTGGGGTAATTATGTTGCAGGAACAGGAAATTATCCTTTTGAACCTGGAAATTATATATACAGAAGAAGGCATGGTAAAAATGCGTATAGAAGGCTTGACTTAGACATGGAAATAAGAACTCAAAGTTTGATTAACACCTTTACAAACCCTGTTACAGGACAGCAGTTTACTATTGACAACACCTATAAAGCAGGAGAAACTTATTTTAGATACCTGCCTGTTTTTGGGTTTATGCCTTTTCATTTTAGTTTTCCACAATACAGAAGCTGTATAATTGTAGAGGTTAATAAATATACAGGAGAAATCATAAACAGACAGATAGTCTCTAAAAGTAATTATTAAGATATGAGTATAAGAACAATAAATTTATCTGGATATGAAGTTCCAGAAATAAAAGAAGTTTACAATAAGGAATGGATTTCTTATGGAGACAACAATGATTATTTTGATACTTTAATAGAAAGGTATCTAGGTTCTCCTACAAATAGTAGGTGTATAAATGGTATTGTTGACATGGTATATGGAAGAGGCCTTGAGGCTACAGATAGTAAAGACTATCCTGAGATGTATGCTAAATTCAAAACCTTAATTAGACCAAAAGAAGTAAAAAGACTTGCTAACGACTATAAAATGTTAGGACAAGCAGCTATGCAGGTTGTCTACAACAAGTCTAAAACAAAGATTATAAAAGTTGTACACTTTCCTATGGAGTGTTTGAGAGCAGAAAAATGCGACTCAAAGGGAGTTATAAGGGCTTACTACTATCATCCAAAGTGGAGTGAAATAAAACCAAACGACAACCCTAAAAGAATTCCTACTTTCCGTAACGGTAAAAAAAGCGAAACATCTGAGCTTTATATATTTAAACCATACAGAAGTGGTTTCTATTATTATGCGCCTGTAGATTATCATGGGTGTTTACAATATTGCTCTTTAGAAGAGGAGGTAAGTAATTACCACATAAGTAACATAAAGCAAGGCTTACAGCCTAGCTTACTAATAAATTTCAATAACGGAATTCCAAATGAGGAAACACAAGAGATTATTGAAAGAAAAATATATGACAAGTTTAGTGGCAGTTCAAATGCAGGTAAATTTATCCTAGCATTTAACGAGTCTATAGAAACTAAAGCAGACCTTGAGCCAATACATTTGCCTGACGCACACGCTCAATATCAGTTTCTTTCTGATGAGAGTAGAGAAAAAATTATGTTAGGGCATGGTATTGTGTCTCCTATCTTACTAGGTATTAAAGATAATACAGGGTTTGGGAATAATGCAGAGGAGTTAAGAACTGCCTCTATATTAATGGACAATATTGTTATTAGGCCTTTCCAAGAAGAACTAATAGACGGTATAAACGACATACTTCACTTTAACAAGATATATCTAAATCTTTACTTTGTAACACTACAACCGATTGAGTTTACAGAGCTAGACAATATATCTACAAGAGTTAAGAGAGAAGAAGAAACAGGAGAGAAGTTAAGCAAAGTAGAATTAACTGACTTCTCTGATGAGCAGGGAATAGACCTTCTCGAGCAATTAGAGGCTCTAGGAGAGCGAATCTCTGACGATTGGGAGCTAGTACACACCGAAGAGGTAAAAGACTCGGAAAAGAGCTTTGATTTAGCTAATTTTGAGGCAAGCCCAAACAAAGAATCTAAACAAGACAAAGGTATCTTTAAAGTACGATATGCTTATATGCCTATAAGGAAGTCTCCTAATAGTAGAGACTTCTGTAAAAGGATGGAATTATATACACAAGACGGCATTGTATTTAGAAAAGAAGATATAGGTTTGATGAGTTTTAGAGGAGTAAACAGAAAGTTAGGACATAAAGGGCAGAATTATTCTTTATTTAAATATAAGGGAGGCAAAAACTGTAAACATTTCTGGGAGTTAAGAGTATATAAAAAGAAAGTGTCTGATGATGCAAAGATAAGTGTAAATCAAGCAACAAAAGACGGCTTTGTTGAACCAAGCAATCCTTCAGAAGTATCTGTTAGACCAGCAGACATGAAAGACGGAGGAGCTTACCCAAACAATTAATATTATGTCAAAAGCCTTATTTATTAACGTAAGAGATTTAAAGAGAAAATCTATTATAGACGGAAACATTGATGCAGACAAAGTAATTCAATTCATTGAAGTTGCACAAGACACTCATATACAGAATTATCTCGGTGGAAATCTTTATCAAAAACTACAAGATTTAATTATATCAGGAGATATTGAGAATAGTACAAACGCAAATTACAAGACTTTGCTTATTTCATATATAAAGCCTATGCTAATATGGTTTACTCAAAGCAATTATTTGCCGTTTGCTATGTATCAAATATCTAACGGAGGTGTTTTTAAACATATAAGTGAAAACTCAGAATCAGTAACACAAGAAGAGATGGCTATGTTAACAAACAAAGTTACTGAAACAGCAGAGTTTTATACAAGAAGGTTTCTTGATTACATGACATATAATTCAACCTTATATCCAGAGTATAACTCAAACACAAATGAAGATATGTACCCTGATAAAGATGTTAACTTTCATAGTTGGGTTCTTTAATCATGGGGATGTACAAGCCAAAAAAAGTAAATATTGAAAAATTAAAACAGTATTTAAAAAGACAAGAAGATGAATTGGTACACAACAACAAGTTGGAATATAAAAGTAAAATACAAAAAAACAAAATAGCATGAGTATATCAAGAGTTGCAGGATTTGAAGATTATCATAATGTAGGTATAATTTACTCTATGAGTAATTTTGGAGTGCCTCAAGCAGACGGTTTTGGTTCTGCTTATTACAAACAGTCAGGAGAAATGTATGGAGTATACACCGACAGTAATGGGAATTATATAAATGTAGAACAAGCACATACAGATACGCAAAACGGAGTAACAACTATCAAAACAGACAATAGAACTCTTAACGGCAAGGCGTTCCCTAGTTCTTTTACTGTTGACACTAACTTTGTGCCTTCACCAGCTCAAGTACAAAACAATATAACAGGTGCAAACGCATATATTAGATTTAGCTTCATCCCTGCTCCTGATTATGCTAAAGGAATAGACTTTACTGATTTACCAGGAGACCCAAGAAGCACATCACAGAGCCATATTCAAGGCAGCATTTATTATTCATTTGAATTTACTATAACAGACGATTCTGACGAGCCAGATACGTACAACACTAATTTTTATAAACAAGGCCTTTATCTTACAGGAGGTGGTGGCCCTTTGTTTTTTAAGCCAGGTGTGTTTTACGACAAGGCTACTAGTGCAAGCTTTCTTCACGATACTGTTTATAGATTTAATGGTGCAACCAATTTTGGTAATTTCAAACGACACCGTATAAAAAAAGGGAAAAATAGGTTTGATTTTAGTGTATATTATTTACAAAATGGTATCACTATAGGATTTTATATTCCTACAGAGGACAATCTTAGTCTTTGGGTAAATGGTAAAAACAGATGGAATGGAACTATTAAAGATATATCTATTAAAAGAAGAGTATATGACGATAACAGAGCAATAAACAATCCTGTAATACCTGAATTACCACAGCAATCATATTACTATTATTCTGGAAATGGTGGTATTGGAACTAATAACTTTTAAAATTAACATATGAAAGATTGGATAAAAAGATTTTGCATGATGTTTTGCAAAAAAAAATATAAAGATTTATGGATAATTGGTAAAGGTAATTTAGATGATAAATAGAGCTGTATACTCTTTTTGGACAAAGCCACAATCAAAAAGCAAAGAGCTTTTATGTGGTTTTAACTCTACTGAGGCTTTTTTAGATTGTTTACATTTATCTGTAATATTCTCAAAAAAGTGGTTTAAAGAGGTTGTTATGGTTACTGATTTAGAAGGTAAAAAAATAATTGAAAAAGCTAAAATACCTTTTGACAGTATAACTACAGAATTAGAAGATATAAAAGTAAGACCAAGACATTGGGCTTTTGGCAAACTTGTAGCTTGCAAAATACAGTCAAAACCATTTATGCATTTAGATAATGATGTAATTTGGTTTAAGAAGCCTCCTATGAGGGTTTTAAGAGCAAAAGCTTGCTTTCAAAACTTTGAGGCTAACGACCAATATCATGCTTTTTACAGACCACAATGTAAAGAAGCAGCAAAAGACAAGTTAGACATAGGAATTAGATACGACATAGAAATAGGAGAAACAATAGCTGTAAATTGTGGTATTATGGCTTTTAACGAAATAGGATTTCTACAGGAGCTTTATGATAAAGCCTTAAAGTTTATTGATTGGCATGACAACAAAAACTTTCCTATGTGGGATTTAAGTAGTATTGTTTTTGAACAAATGCATTTATATCAGATTTTGTTAAAACGAGATATAATTCCTGATGTTTTGGCAACTTTCTTTGTTGATGATAACTTGGCAGCAGAGCTTGGTTATACTCATTTAATCTCAAACAGCAAAAGAGATGAAGAAATAGAAAAAAAAGTAAAAGAAAGATTAAAACTTGAATTAAATGATAAGACCTAGTTATTCATACAAAGTAGGAGGCTTTAAGCAAGGGGAAGTTTTTCATCAAATACCAGGTCAATATGATAGTGGTATTAGTGCAAATCCTGTTGTCTCAAGAAACTCTAGTACAACAAGAGTAAATAAAGAAGGCTTGATAGAGCATATAGATTCTAACATACCTAGACAAACATGGCCTGTTTATAAGGGCAGAGTAGGAAGATGTCCTTCTCTAGCCTTAAGAGAAAGAATACCACAAAAACTATATTGGACTGAAAGGTTTAATACGAGTGGTACTTGGACTGAACAAGGTGTTAATGTATTATGTACTGAAACTGTAGCTCCTACAGGAAGAAAGGAGGCTTGTTTGCTTAGAGTTACAAGCACAAATACTACTTGCTATGTACAGCAAGAAGTTAATCATAATCTTGGAACTTTTGTCGTAAGTGTTTTTGTAAAAGACGGTGGAGATATAATGCAGGGAGGAAGCAGAGGTTCTGGATATTTTGCTATTGGGGTTACAGGTGTAGGAGCTAGCTCTACTAGTGTAATAATACAGCCATTTGATTTAGTTAATGGAACTGTTTTAAGCCCTACAAGTTTTGGTATAGCACCTGAACAGACGTTTATACATGAATATCCTAACGGTTGGTTTAGGGTAGGGTTTAGGTATGACATGGGAACTACAAACAATACTATTATAAGATTCTATGCTTCATGCAACGGCCCTCAAGATTTTAATTCAGGAGATTATCCAGGTCAATCACTACAGTTATATGGAGCTAACTTAGTTCAATCAAGACAACTACAACCATACATAAAGTCAGAGTCTACATTGAAAATACAAGAAGCAGATTCTTTAAGGACTTTTGTTGGTAATGATTATATTTACTCTAAGGAGGGAATCTTTTTTATTAGCCTAAAGCTAGAGTCAGACCAAGTTACTTTTAATAGCAACTGTATAACTCTAAACAACGGAACTGTTAACAACAAAATATCCTTTAATTTTAGACAAGCAACTAATAATTTTATTTTCATTGTAAAAAAAGGTACAAGTACAGGAAGCACAACTCAATCATTCTTTGAAACAAGTCTTGATTTTACAAAAGAAATAAAGCTAGCTGTACATTGGAAACAAGGTTTGTGTTTGCTTTATTATAACGGAAATCAAATACATCAAGACACCAACTTTAACACTTTTGATGGCGACACTTTAACAAGAATAGATGCAGACAACGGAAACCAAGTAAACAAATTTAAGTGTGGAGATATTTATGAGCTTAGTGTTTACGACACAAGAACTTTATCAAACACAAAAGTAGTAGAACTATTAAAACAATTAACAGAATTATGAAAATATCAGAAGAAACTAACATAACTCTTGACCTTAAGACTATAGCTATGATTATTGGTTTTGTATTAACCCTAGCTACTATGTGGTTTACTTTAAAATCAGATATAGCTTTAGCTAAAGAATTACCAACTCCTGAAGTAGAAAAAATAGAATTTGATTACAAAGACAAGTTGGTAAGGTCAACAATAGAGAAAATAGAATCAGACGTTACAACTGTAAAAGAAGATGTAACTGAGATTAAAGAGAGTCTGGATAAAATAGACCAGAGAATTTATGAACTAAGTAAAAACAAATGAAATGGATTGTAACGGTAATTGCCCTTTTTGTATCGGCTGCTAATTTTGCACAAACAGAATCTATAACTGTAATTCAATATACAGCATCTTTTGCTGAAGAAGTATCTTTAAACGACTACAAAGATTATAATTGTAAAACTTTGTTTATTGATAAATCTCCTGACTCTTTTGAGGGTATAGAGTTTCTTCCTACAATTATTTTATATAATGACGGAGAAGAAGAATTAAGAATAGAAAGTGGTATAACATTAAAACTACCAGAAAATTGGAGAGAACTTTTAGACGAACATATAGATTATTTATTGCAGCAACGCTTTTAACAGTATTTTGTTTTGCTCAAATACAGCAAGACAAATACTATCATTTTGGAGCTGGTGCGTTTTCTGAATATGTTGGTAAAAAGTTTGACGTCAAAGTTCCTATTGCAAGCTCTTTTGTTATTGGGTTTGGCAAAGAAATTTATGATTATGTTGACTATGGTAAATTTGATACACAAGACTTGGCAGCTACTGTTTTAGGAGGAGTTGCTTATACTATAACAATAAAACTAATAAATACAAATAAAAATGAAAAAATTAATAACCGTATTGTTCGCTCTTATCGTAAGCATAAGCGCAAGCAGTCAAGAAAAAAAAGAAAAAAATAATATATTTAAAAAGATATTTAAATATTCTACTATTTATACTGCTTATTCTCAAACAAACTCTATACAAGCTCCACAAACTTTTGTAGTATCACAAGACAATGAGCTTATAGAAACTACTCGTAGACACCCATCAGACATGATGTTTACATATGGTTTAAGAAAATTAGCATTTTTTCAATATGAAAATAGAAATAAGTTTTATGATGGTACTGAAAAAAACCAATCAGTAAAATCAAACATTGGAGCATATAAAGGTTTAGAGTATTTAGTTGAATATTCAAGGGGTAGACAACAGGGAAGAGAGTTTGATAATCATGAAATTTTTGCTAGATATTTAGCTAAGTATTGGTTGGTAAAAGGAGAATATCAAAAAAACGAATTAGTTGATATTGATTATAAAAGTGCTGAACTTAGATTTAGATTACCAATAGGTAAGAAAATTAGTCTTAGTGCTGGTGCTATTTACAGAACTTATGAAAAAGCATACGGACACAATCCTATACAAAAATATTTAGAAGAAAATCCTTGGTGGGTTTTAGCCTATGATTACGCAGGACATACAGATTCTTTATATGAGATGATAAATCCATTTACACAAGAAAGCATGGGTTATGATTATCAATGGTTTAACCAAGAAGGAAATTTAATTGCAGCAAGTGATGCTGATTATAGAAATGGAGTTTTTCAGAATGTAGTAAACAGATATAATAAAGAACAACTATCAATGATTGGTGGTTTTGCAGATTTATCTGCTGTCTTTGGTGTAGATTTTTACCACTATAGAAAAAACTTCTGGGTACATTTATATGGTAACGTCTTGACTAAACATCAGTTGATGAGTGGAGACGAAAGATATAGTTACAATAATTTTGTAGATGGAGATTGGATAGATTATTCTGCTGGCTCAGTATTTGGTTTTAAAGTTGGAAAAAGGTTAGCTGTATTTAGTGAGGTTAGTTTACAAAAATATTGGGATAGAGATTTAAAAGAAATTAAAGTAGGTTTAAATTATAAATTATGACGCAAAATTTTAGCAAACATGAGTTTGACTCAAAATGTGGTTCTGATATGCCTGAATCTGTTTATCACAATGTGGTAAAGGTTGCAACTCAGTTACAGTTTTTGAGAAATTATATAGGAAAACCTATAAAGATAAATAGTGGTTATAGAAGCCCTGAGCATAATAAAAGAATTGGAGGAGTTTCTAAATCACAACATCTTTTAGGTAAAGCAGCAGATATTGTTGTTAAGGGAATGAGTACAGTTGAACTACACAAAGCTATAGAAACTTTAATATCAGAGGGTAATATGTTACAAGGAGGTTTAGGTTTATACGACTCTTTTGTTCATTATGATATTAGAGGTAGAAAAGCTAGGTGGGATTACAGAGGGAGGTAGTTATGGATTTTTCAGTTATATTACTTTTGCCAAACGGCTTTAACATAGGTCTTAATTATTTTCCTGCTGACGAAGAACATAATTATGAAGAAATAAACATATATTTACTAATTGTTCAATTAAAATGGAGATTTTATTATGAGTAAGAAGAAGTTTAAAGATACAACTGTAGGACAAGTTTTACTAGGTGCTGCTAGTATGATAAATCCTACGTTAGGAAATGTTTTACAAGGAGTTACAACACCTAAAGAAGCAATAGAAGCTATTACTAAATCTGATGCTCCAGCAGATGATAAAATAAAATTACAGCAATTAATATACGACCAACAAAATAAAGAAATAGAAGCTATAACTTCAAGATGGAAAGCAGATAGTATGTCTGACTCTTGGTTAAGTAAGAATGTAAGACCTTTAGTATTGGTTTGGTGTATATGTATTTTTTCATTAGCAGGTATTTTAGATAGTATAGAAAGCGTACCTTTTCACATTAATGCAACTTGGAATGACACATTTGAGAAAGTTATGATGGCAGTAGTTTTAGCTTACTTTGGAGGTAGAACTACAGAAAAAGCTACGAGTCTTTTTAAGAAATAAAGATAAAACATAGCTATCCCTAATTGAATTTATAATTGTGATTTGTAGCTTCGCTTTATGCTACGCTACAAACAATAAAACTATTTTTTTGTCAAACGCAAAGTTATAAAAAATTATTTTCACTAAACAACTAACCATTTCACTTTTTTTTTGTATATTTGAATATGCACGATAATTTAGATACAGAAGGTCTTGATTATTTACAATGGAGTTTGTTTGATTCTCCTGATGAAAAAGGCAGTGGATATAGGTTTATGGAAAGAGAACCTGTTTACATCCTTGACAGGATTGTTAAAAAAACTAGAAGAAACTTTAATATTCTGCTAGGTTATACAACTCCTAAGTATGCTAATAAATTTGGTTTGTCCACAAAAGATTCCCATAGAATTGGAAGAGCTGTAAGGTTAAAAATATTAAATCCAAAGAAGAGAATGGATTTAGTAAGGCTTTTAGTTCTTGAAGGGGTTACGAGAATAGCGATTGCTAAAGATTTAGTCTATTATGATACTGATGACTTGAAAGAAAGAGGGCTTTTTCTTTGGTAGGATTGTTTATTATTGTTTTTTGTTTTGGGAGGGTAGTTGAAAAATTACCCTCTTTTTTTGGATATTAAATATTTATTATTATATTTGTTAATAAATAAAACAAAATACAATGGAAGAAGTAAACTTTTACAACAATTTTATTATGCTTGGAGAGTATTTTAAAACTATAGAGCATAAAAACAAAAATGAATTTACACGAGCATTGTGTGAGATTTATTTTTACGCAAACTCTTTAAGAGTAACTAATAGAGAAATGCAAAGTAACTTGTCAAAGTGGCAAGACAAATATTATGAACAAATAAATGATAATAATGGAAAAAGAATTCACATTTCATGAGAGAGTAATTCTCTTACAAACAGAGCTTAAAGCTCCAAAAAAACAATACAATAGCTTTGGTAAATATAATTACAGAAGTTGTGAGGATATTTTAGAGGCAGTAAAGCCTTTATTAGAGAAATACAATCTTTCTTTAATGCTTACAGACACAGTAAAAGAAGTAGCTGGAGTTCCTTATACAGAGGCAAAAGCAGTTTTGCATTGTCCTGACGGAACGATAGAATGCAAGGCGCAAGCTGGCATTAACCTCAATAAAAAAGGTATGGATGTAGCGCAGTCTTTTGGTGCTTCTAGCTCTTATGCTAGAAAATATGCTCTTAATGGTTTATTCCTAATTGATGACACAAAAGACGCTGATTCTACAAACAAGCATGGTCAAGAAAAAAAGGTTTTAGAAAAAGCTACTAACAAAGAAGTAGCAAAAGATTTTGATTTTAATTTTTAATTTAGTTATATGAGTAGTTTAATTAATGTAAGTATAAACTTACAAGACCTTCCAAAAGAAAAATTTGTGCAAGGTAAAAAAGGTGTCTACTATAATTTTACAATTTCTGTAAATGATGAGACAAATCAGTTTGGTAAGAACGTTGCGCTTTTTGACAGCCAAACAGTTGAAGAAAGAGAAGCCAAGAAAGACAGACACTATATTGGAAACGGTAAAGTTGTCTGGACAAACGGAAAGTGCGTTGTTGCAACGCAAGAGCAAAGCAGCCAAGAGGTTGCAGATACTACAAGCGATTTACCATTTTAACTGATTGGGAGGGGATAACCCTCCCTTTTTTTTTACATGACTTTAGAAGAAAGAACAATAGACAATTTAGTGATGGATGCAATAGAAGAAAAATGCATCATCAACACAGAAGAAAAAATTTTATATCCTCCTGTTGCTATGTCAATAGGAGAAAAATCAATCAAGACAAAAGACGGAATGAAGACTTATCCTATACCAATAGGAACATACGGTAACTTTAGCTTTGTACAAGCGCCTCCAAAAACTAAGAAAACATTCTTTGTTTCTTTATTAGCATCAGTTTATCTTGCAGGTCAGAATAAGTTTGGTGGAGAAATCAAAGGGCATAGAGACAATAAACAGCTCTTGCATTTTGACACAGAGCAAGGAAAGTGGCACTGTCAAAAAGTATTTAGAAGAGTGCTTGACATGAATAATACCGAAAAAGACGATAATTATAAAACGTTTACATTAAGAACAGTAGGCTATAAAACTAGAATGCAGTTTATAGAATATTGGCTTAGGGAAAAAGTTGAGACTAATAGAGCTGGCCTAGTTATCGTAGATGGTATAGCTGATTTAGTAAGTGATGTAAACAACTTAGAAGAAAGTAACAATGTGGTACAAAAGTTGATGGAATGGACTACTGACTATAATTGTCATATAGTTACCATAATTCACTCTAACTATGGCTCTTCAAAACCAACAGGACACTTAGGTAGTCTGTTAGAAAAGAAAGCAGAAACGCAAATAGAATTAGAAGTAAATACTGTACACGCAGACAACATAACTGTTAAGTGCAGAAGAAGTAGAGGTTTTCCATTTGATTCATTTAGCTTTAAGGTCAATGAGTTTGGCTATCCTGTTATAGTAGGAAATTTATACAACCATTTAGAAGGCTTAAAAATTAAACACAAAAAGATGTGAAAAGTATTACTTTAATATGCCCATTATACATAACTCTACCAAGAGTTAAAACTAAAGATAAAAAGATTGCTATAAATCTTAACACTTATAGAAATCTATATCATTATACAAATAATGAGGTTAAAAAGAAGTACTTAGAGCTTATCAAAGAACAATTAAAAGGTGTTGTAATTCAAACACCTGTAGAAGTTACATACAAAATATACAAACCAACAAAACGAAAGCTTGACAAAATGAATGTTGTTAGCATAACGTCAAAGTATTTGATGGATGCTATAACACAATTAGGTTGTTGGGAAGATGACAATGACGATTTTATAAAAACAGAAACAATAATGCCGACAGAATTAGATAGAGAAAATGCAAGAGTTGAAGTTTTTATAAATAGTATATGAATGTTTTAGGAAAGATAGCTAAGAACCACAAATTATGGCTTAAAATGGTTCTTAACATGGGGTGTAACCCTAACGTAGCAGAGGACATTGTACAAGAGATGTACATAAGAGTAGATAGATTAATCAAGCAGGGTAAAAATGTTATGTATGACGAGGATTCTGCAAACAGGTTTTATATATACCTTACTTTAAAATCTATGTATATAGACTATAAAAGAGCTAAAGGAAAGTATACGTTCTTTGAAATCATGGATAATGACGTTGATTCTATATCAGAAAATCCAGCATACTATTCTGGAATGGATGTAGAAGAGCAAGAGGCTTTCACAAGATTATACAATAAAATACTAGAAGAAATAAACACTTGGGATTTTTATAACAAAAACCTTTGTATAGCATATTTTACAACAGGACTGTCTTTAGACAAGCTCGTTAAAGAGCTTGGCATAGGAAGGTCAAGTATATACAATACAATAAAAAATCACAGAGAAATTATACAAGATAAATTTAAAGAAGATGTAGAAGATTTTAGAAATAAAGATTATGACAAAATATAAAAAGTGGAAAAAAAAGTTTGATAAAGAAAACACTATAGGTTTAGGGGATATAGTGGAAAAAGTAACTACAGCTACAGGAATAAAAAAAGCAGTTAAATTTATTGCTGGAGAAGATTGTGGCTGTGAAGAGAGGAAAAATAAAATGAACTCTATTCCTATACTAAAAAAAAGGAATGTAAACTGTTTAACAGAATCAGAGTACAATTATTTAAGTGAATGGTTTGATAAAAAAGTCAATGTAGTGAGGCAAGCAGACCAGAACAAATTGCTTGCAATATACAACAGGGTTTTCAATCAAAGAAAACAAAGAACAAGTTGTGGTTCTTGTATCAAAACAATGATAGAAGAATTAAAAGTTTTGTTTAACCAATACAATTAATATGAAAGACTTTAGACCAAGACTTAAAGGCAATAAATTAAAAGCCTTTTTAAACATAACCAAAAGAGAAAACAGAGTTTTAATTATTGGAGATTTGCATGAGCCGTTTTGCCTAGACAATTATTTAGATTTTTGTTCTAACATTTACTCTAAGTACAACTGCAATAAAGTTATATTTATAGGAGATGTTATAGACAATCATTATTCAAGCTACCATGAAACAGACGCAGATGGTTTAGGTGGTGGAGATGAGCTAGATATAGCCATAGATAGAATTTCCAGGTGGTATACTGAGTTTCCAAAAGCTCATGTTATTATAGGAAATCATGACAGAATTATAGCTAGGAAAGCTCAAACAGGAGGCATTCCTAGTAGATGGATTCGAGATTACTCAGATGTTCTTAACACTCCAGGCTGGACTTTTATAGAAAGGCTTGTGGTTGACAATGTGCAATATATACATGGAGAGGGAGGAACAGCTAGGACAAAGGCAAAAGGAGACATGATGTCAACAGTTCAAGGGCATTTACACACTCAATGTTATACAGAGTGGTGTGTTGGTGCTAAGTTTAAAGTGTTTGCCACACAAGTAGGTTGTGGTATAGACCATGAAAAATATGCTTTTGCATATGCTAAGGCAGGCAAAAAACCAGCGATAGGATGTGCTGTAGTTTTTGGAGGGCATACAGTTATTAACGAATTAATGGAATTATGAAATTAAAGGATAAAAAACATACAACAGCTCAAAGAATTGGAAGGGTTGAAAGAGTGTTAAGTCAGTTATATTTAACAAGCGTCAGTTTAACAAAAAGGATAGATGAATTAGAAAAACACATAAATAATGAGTGATAGTAAAAAAGCATATGAAGAGTTGTTTGGTAGTTTACCAACTAACAGTCAAGAAAGAAAAAGAATGCCTATATATACAGGAGTTATAAAGTATTTTCCAAAAGCTATAGCAGAACTATCAAAAGTGTCTTTGATTGGGAACGAACAACATCATCCAGATAAACCTTTGCATTGGGATAGAAACAAAAGCACAGATGAGCTAGACGCATTGATGAGGCACTTGATTGAGGCAGGTAAAATTGATACTGACGGAATCCGTCATTCTGCAAAAGTAGCATGGAGAGCTTTGGCTAACTTAGAAAAAGAGCTTGAAAAATTTGGTAATTAAGAAATTTGTTTATATATTTGGCTTTATTAACAATAAATATAATAAACAATGGTAGAAACAACAGTAGTATACGACACAGTAACATTAGTATTAAGAGGTATCTTTGAAAAAGGAGATAGAGGAGATTATTTCAATGCTCCTGAACCAAGGTATTTTAGGATTTATGAAGTTATATGTGATAAACAAAACATCATGGATATTTTAGATTGTGATGTTTTATTAGAGCTTGAAGAAAAAGCTCTGGAAGGAATGGAAGAATAATAATAAAAATAACAAATATGTCAGAACCAATAATGAATGAAACGTTTGAATCGTTTAGAATGAAGCAAAGAGTTGTTGAAAGGAATAAAGCAATAAAACTTTTGTGTAGTCAAGGGTATACTGTTTTTGATAAAGAGGGTAACATACTAAACGAAAATAACGTAACTACTTATAAGTAAAACATGATTGTTTTATTTGACGCAGATAGTTTGGTGTGGGCTTCTTGTTGTAAGGCAGAAGCAAACATAGAAGAAGCTAAAGAAGAGTATGACCTTGCATTTGAAAACATTTTAATTTATTTGTATGGTAGTTATGATATTGATACAGTTATTACTTTTAATAATAGTAGTGGAAATTTTAGAAAATTATTAGACAATAATTACAAGGCTAACAGAAAAGGAGAGCTGCCTTTAATATTACAGGAGCTACATGACTACGTTACCGATAAATATAACGGTGTTAAGACTTGTGGAGTAGAGACTGATGATTTAGTTGCTAGATATTGGAAAAAAATATCTGAAGAGAAAGGAAGAGATAATGTCATAATACTTTCTTTAGACAAAGATTATATGCAGCTCCCTGCTTTAATATACAACTACCACTACAAACATCAATGTCTTTATGATGTCTCTGAAGAAGAAGCATTTAGAAACTTTTATACTCAGATGATTACAGGAGATACTGTAGATAATGTTAATTATTGTAAGGGTTACGGAAAGAGGTATGCAGAAAAAACACTAAAAGAATGTAAAACTCATTACCAATTTAGCAAAAAGGTTTATGAGCTATATAGAAAAATATACAAACAAAAAGCTAGACTAAAATATATACAATGTTATAATTTACTTAGATTGAGAATGTAATGAAAGATGGTGTGTCAGACTCAAAGATAGCTGAGTATTTTGCTCTCACTACCTATGAGTTGGAGAAGGGAACTAGTGTTGAGGAGATTGAAGAGATTTTAAAAGAGTACGAAAAAAGAGAAATGTATTTAGAATGTGCTGGTATTTATAACGCAATAGAGTGTTATAAGTTTCATATCAGCGTTGACTTAGCAAAAATTTACAGTAGTAATAAAATAAAGAATAACATAAAGTTTATAGAGAATGATAAAAAAAATAAGAAAGGAAGTTGAAGAAGCTACTTGTCAGGACTTGTCAAGGAAAAGTAGACAAAGAGAGCTTGTTTATGCAAGAGCAATATATTTTAAATTGTGTAAGGAAAAAACTACACTAACGTTACAGCAAATAGGAGACAGTCTTGGATTGAACCATGCAACTGTTTTACATGGACTCAACAAAGTTTTTCCTACAGTCATAGAGCATGAGCCTTTGTATAAAGAAATATACGAATGTGTAAGAAACCAAGAAGATTTGGCATACTTGAAAGAAAACTACAACGCTTTAAGAAAGCAATACGACAAGCTGTTAAAGTTAAAAACATTTGACGAACATACAGAGCTTGTTGATATTGTAAGAGAAGTTCCTAAAAGACATATTGAACTAGCAAAGATTAGAATTAGAGCTATGGTTGATATGATGAAAACATATGCGTAAGATAAAGGTTTTAAATCCTAAAGCTGTTCAATGGTGTATGGCAAATGATTTTATAATTTACCCTGTAACAAAAGACAATCAGAATTATAATATTGTTATAGAGAAGGGAAATAGAAAAGTTGTTGTAAGTGAAGTCTTTAACAAGAAATCAGTACAAGAAGGAATAGCTGATGTGTATTTAAAACTGTACGAAAAACATAATAAATAATATACGTTATCATTATATGGCAAGAGCTAAGAAAAATAATTCTACAGAAATCAAAAGAACAGATGGTAGAAAAAACAATAAAAGGTTAGCACCCAAACCTATATCTACTATAAAGAAACTTTCTCCAGCCAGACAAAACAAAGCTAAAAGAGAAAGGATTTCTTCTTATGCTACCTCAGCAATGAAAGATGTTTTTGGAAGCGAGAAAGAGGCCTTTAAACATTTAGCAGAGCTTGCTAAGAAAAACTTTACTCACATGAAACTGTTAATGGAATATGCTTATGGTAAACCTTCAGACAGTATAAATGATTCTGCTAAAAATAATAAGATACAAGTTCCTGTAATAAACTTCTTTAACAATAAGGATAAGGATTTAGAAGATGAAGTTATTGATGTAACTCCAGAAGATGAATAGCAACATAAATCTACACAGTAAATATATTCCTTTGTTTCAATCAAAGAGTAGATACTTTGTCATAACAGGAGGAAGAGGTAGTGGTAAGAGTTTTGGTGTTGCTTTGTTCTTGCTGAACCTAACGTATGAGCATGGACATAAAGTATTGTTTACTAGATATACTTTGACATCAGCAAACACTTCAATCATTCCTGAGTTTATTGAGAAAATAGATTTGATGGATGTTCATAATGATTTCAGGATAACAAAGGATGAGATAATAAACCTTAAAACAAACAGCTCTATAATGTTTAAAGGTATAAGAACATCTTCAGGTAATCAAACAGCAGCTCTTAAATCTTTGAACGGAGTAACAACTTTCGTTGTAGATGAAGCAGAAGAGCTTTTAGAAGAAGATGTCTTTAACAAGATAGACTTCTCTATTCGTACACAGGGAAAGCAAAATAGATGTATACTTATATTGAATCCAGCTACTAAAGAGCATTGGATATATCAAAGATTCTTTTTATACAAAAACGTCAAGGGGGGTTACAATGGTGTTACAAAAGACGCAACATATATACACACCACATATGAGGACAACAAAGATAATTTATCTGAATCATTTGTAAGCCAGATACTTGACATGAAGAGACGTTCTCCTAGCAAGTTTGAACACATAATACTTGGAGGTTGGATGGAGAAAGCAGAGGGAACAATAATCAGGAATTGGAAAGTAGGAGAGTTTGCACAAACAGAATTAACCTGCTACGGACAAGACTTTGGATTCTCTATGGATATGACAACATTAGTAAAAGTTTCTGTTGATAAACAAGTGAGAAAGGTTTATGTCAAAGAAGTGTTTGGAAAGACAGGCTTGTCTACTTCAGACATAGCTTTTATGAATAGGAAAGAATGTGGTGCTGACTTAATTATATGTGATAGCTCAGAGCCAAGATTAATAAAAGAATTAAAAAATACAGGCCTTAACATAAGGCCTACTATAAAGAGAAAGGGAAGTATACTTTCAGGTATTGCTTTAATGCAGGACTATGAAATAATTGTAGAAAGAAACTCTCATAATATTATAAGAGAATTTAACAACTATGTTTGGCATGAGAAAGGGCAGAAGCCTATAGATAAATACAATCACTTCATAGACGCTATAAGATATTCTCTTCAGTATTTAGTTCAGGGTGTTAACTCTGGAAAGTATGTTATAAGGTAAAAGCCTTTAACATGAAGGTCTTTAACATGGAGGTTTGTTTAACATGATGCTCTGTTTAACATGGAGCTTTCTTTAACATGAGGGCATACCTCTCCCACTTATATTATCGCAAATATAGTCTTGATTTATTTCTGTTAATCAAGTAAAAAAATTTGCAGAGCTTATTATTTTTTTTATATCGTGCGTGCGTGTTCCTTAATATGTATAAGACAAATGTTAAAGTTTTGTTAAAGAATTAGTATTTCACAATTTTGTTAGTATCTTTGGGGTATTAATAACAAAAATTAAAAAACATGACAACAGAAGAAAGATTTGAACAAGTAGCTTATTGGTATAACCAAGTAGATGGTTGTTCACTTTGTAGCGTAGTAGACGCATTATTTCAAGAGATTAACGAGCAGATGAGAGAAGCTGAAGTGCCTGAAGAATATTATCAAGAGGTGTTTAGTTTAGTGAATGAAGATTATACAATTAAAAGAAATTAATATGGAGTTTCAAAGAAAATTACAAAACATATTGTATAATAGGATTGACTCAAACTACACTTTAATAAAAGAGTTAGTAGCTATTATCCAAGATGTTGCAGAGGATAATGATATGAACCTTGAAGCAGATGAAGTATATTACGGAGCTTTAGAGCATATCTCTGATGAGATTGCTGAATCAATGCTACAAAACGAAATAACTTAATATGGATATATATGAGATAAAAGAAAGGAGTAAGGAGTCAGCTCCTCACTTCTTTAGCAAGGAAACTTTAAAGTTCTTTGGACAAAGAATGAGTAGTTTCAGAGTACATAAAGTCAATAAGTATGAGTATTATATAAATGCTCCAAGCTATTTGAATGGTAAGCTTATGGGGTATACTGAAAGATTATTTGACACAAGAACCAATGAGTTAAAATTTATAAAAGATGAATAAAAACATAAACGAAACAATAAAAGATGAGTTCCTTCATTATGATGAGGGAGAGCTTGACAGAGTTTTAAGCATGACAAAAGAAGAGCTTCTTTACAGCTTGTTAATGTGGAGAAGGGTAGCGTATGAGTTTGGTTACAGAGACTCAAATCAAACTTTGTTAAGAAGAACAATTAAAAAAGGTAAAATTATTTAATTATGGACAAGAGTAATTACATTAAAACAGGGCTTATACCCTCAGCTTTTTCTATGCCTGTTTATCATACTATAGTAGATGATAAAATATACTTTGACTTTGACAGGCTTGACGAAATATATCGACACCACATAGAACAATTAAAAATAATAGAACATGGAAACAACCAATAAAACCTACTACATAGAGATTGTGAATTACCCTTTGGGATTTGAAGGTTTTGCAGAGGTTAAGCCGTACAAAAGTTATGGCAATAATCTTAAAGAAGCTCAAAATGATTTTGAGGAATTCTGCTTGTTTAACGAGAATGTTAGAGATAGCGTAATTCAGTTATACGAGTATGACGAAGAATTATATATGGACACATTAATAAAAAGTTATTGCAGTAATCTTAAAGAAGACACGAAACATATTTACAATATTTATTGGACAGATAGTTACGGCAATAAGGATTTTGTAGCAAGCACCTATGATGTTAATAAGTGGTTAGAAGAAAACAATAAACAAAGAATGGCAGACGGAAGTGAGCCAGAAAGTATAACAGAATTTCAAATAGAAAAAAGAATAATAACATGAGAAAAAAATATAAGAAAGTAATTGATTTTTATAATCAAACTGACTCAGAACAAAAGAGGTATTTTTTAGAGTTAATAAGTGATAAAATAACTATTCCTACTCAAAAAGATAAGGGGGTTGTAGTTTATAATTTAGATGAGGAACTTCCTGTTATTATAAACGGAATCTTTTTTCAGCTAAATACAGAAGCATGGAGGAGTTTAAAAAAATGAAGCATGAGAGATAGATACGAAATGATTAGAGACTCAGTTCAAAAGTTTATGGAGAGGCCTGTACTCTCTGTATTTCAAGCTCTATTAATTTATTTAATATGGGCTGTAGTTTTATTTTTGGTTTTTGTTTAACATGAGGGGGGAAATTTTTTTCCTCCCTTGTTTAACATGAACCTTCTTTAACATGGAGCTGTTTAACATGATGTCCTCTGTTTAACATGAGGGTACTCCTTTTTTGTTGGAGGGGTATCCTGGTAATCTTTTTTTGTTGGAGGGGGTAAATGTTAAAATTATGTTAAAGTTTTGCACAGCTTAAAAATATTTATTACAGAGTTTTCTCCTGTGATTTGGTGCAATTCTATGACAAAAAAAAACTAGTAGAAAAATATAAATTATTTTGGTAGTGTAAAAATAATTTTGTATGGGCTTAAAATAAGCCGTTTTAAGAGCTTTTAACCCTTCGCTAGTATATAGATATTAAAAAGCTGAGAAAGTGCATTAAACGAAATTTACCAGAGAAGAAACAAAAAAAATAATCGGTAAATGTTAAAATTTATGTTAAAATTATGTTAAAATGTATACAACCTATTAAAATTTTTCGTATAAAAGAAAGTAAATCAAACGAATTAACGCAAATGTTAAAATTTTGTTAAAGTTTTGGAATATTAACAATTATGTTTATATATTTGTTCAAGTTCTTT